GTGCCTAAATCCCTCATCTGGTCCGTCTGTGTAAAATCAGACGTAAAATTAGCGGTTGCTTTCGCAAGATTGCTTCCGTTAATCTTTGGTAAGGTGTCCGTGTCTAAGATAAAAGTTGTTTGGTATTTTGCAAGGTATTGTAGCAAAATGTATAGGACCCGAGGCCCTAAGGGACTTGCGCTCCATCTCAAAGCCTGTGCTGTAATCGTACAGCAGGTGGCCGGAGGAATGCAAGTGAAATCCCCATGGGTATTAGGTGCAAACATTGCTCGTACCAAATCAGGTATACCAAGATTGATCCCTCATGGTCACCGTCAGTCTATACTGGCTGGCGACGTTGGAGTGATTAGACTTTGGTTGAGTCTTCTTGGACTTTATAGAGTTATAGAGTTCAAAGGAGCGCTAAAGTTGAAAACAATAACGGAACCTGGGAAAGAAATTTCCCAGATTCGACGTGAGTTCAGATCGTTTTGGGGTGACTTCCTTGATTCTTTATCGATTCACACCGGTAAGGAATCTCGGATAGACCCTTCGATAGACCTAGATCCTAAGTCTCTTCCTCCTATCCTGAAAGCTAGCCCAACCATTGGTGGAAACACCAGTGTTTGTAATATTGTTATCGATTCGATAGCAATTTATTCAGATGTCGAGTATTACTCGGCACTGAAGGAGTGGTTAGTAGAGGTAGACGGATTAGACCTACTCTGGGCACTAGACCGTATAGGTGAAGTATATCACCGCGTCGGTTTAGATGTTCTTATCAAGTGGTGGGGGAAGCCCTTACCACTTGGGAGACTAGGTTTCCTCGAGGAACCAGGTAAGATACGAGTAGTGGCAATGGTGCCACTCCTTATCCAAGGTATCATGAAACCCCTTCATGATTGGATCTTCTCGCGGTTGCGAGTAATCGTGACCGATGGGACGTACAATCAGATAGGACCTATCAAGAGCCTGTTGGAGTCATGTGAGGAGTTGAACATCCGTTCTCTCTTCTCATATGATCTTTCTGCAGCTACTGATCGTCTTCCTGTAGACTTACAAGTTGACTTACTGTCTGAAATCATGGGTAAGAAGTTGGCCCTCTTATGGAAGGGCTTATTAGTATCAAGACCTTACAGACTTCCCACAATTGCAAAATCTTACAATTTGGGATTTAATGAGGTTAAGTACGAAGTAGGCCAGCCTATGGGAGCGCTGTCATCGTGGGCTATGCTCGCGTTAACGCACCATGCCATAGTGCAATTTGCTGCGAGTCAAGTGGGAGCTAAACAACCAAAGGGTTGGTTTACCGGGTATGCGGTCCTTGGAGACGATATCGTTATCTCTAACGAACTCGTTGCTGCGAGGTACCTAAGTATAATGGATGACTTGGGAGTACAGGTTGGACTTGCCAAAAGTCTGATCTCGAAAACAAGGAGTCTGGAATTCGCTAAGCGAACTTTCATACGAGGGCGTGACTGCAGTCCAGTTTCACTGGCGGAAGTGTCTGTAAGCTTAGTAAACTTACAGGCAGCTGCTGAACTTTTTGCGAAAAGCTCAAAGTTCATAGCCTTAAAACTTAGTCATGTAGCACGCTTTGCAGGTTTCGGGTATAAGAATTTAGCCCAACTGTCAGTTGGGTTCAGTTTAAATAATCGTCTGAGTAGGTTGTTAGCGTACATCTGCCGCCCAGGTGGGTTATTTCCAATGCCTTTTGAGGCATGGATCTCATCCATTGGCCCTGGGGGCGAGGGGGTAGCAAAAGACCACCGTTACTGGGTGACCAGTGAAAGATTGTGGAGACTATCCTTTGAGATCGTTAGTAGATCCCTAACGCGGTCTGAAGAAGTAATTCGACAGATTTTCATGTGGAACATATCGGAAACGAAGACCCCAAAAGGGAAATTAGTGAACCCGATATTCTCAGAGGGTAATCCTCTGGGTGATGCTGGTAGTATTTCTACCTTCAACACGTTCATGAACGAATGGGTAGCCTACCCACTCGGCCAAAGACTTCGAAAACGACTAGAAGTCGCTGACGATGCTATCAGGGTACTAGAACCTGGTATCCTCCCAGATTGGGAGTCCTTTGAAGCATTATGGAAGCAGATCATAGGTTTAGAAGATGGAGCGAGTGCTCTGCCTACTAAATGGAACTTTAGTAAACAAGAACCTCTTGAACTAAAACCGTCCACAAGGATTGTTACCCTGTGGGTGGGTCTGCGGAAGCTAATTCTTCGAGAAAGGGCACCAATCTTGTCTCTTAGACCGGGCAGCGTGTTGCCTCGCAAGGCAACACGACGACGGCGTGCAGGCTAATCACCATGTACAACCGAGCCGGACCCAAAGTTACACTTCTAGGTACTTTGACAAGTATCCTAGGAGGATAAACAGTTGAGTGTTTCTAAGCAC